ATTGTAAGAAGGTAGCAGAAGGTAAGCCATTCAATCAGGCATATAGAGAAGCGTACCAATCAAAGGGTAACCCGAAGAGCATAGGAGCGAATGTCAATAAGATGAATAAAAATACTAGAATCCAAATGGAAACCGAAGCCCAAAAACGGGCTATTGAGTTCGAGAAGTCGTATTCAGCCCGACAGTTGAAGAGCATTGTGATCTCCCAGCTCACACAAGAAGCCCTAAACCCAGCCAGCAAAGCCAGCGAGCGTATCTCTGCTCTTAAAGCTCTGGGTAATGTTGCCGAGCTGGGTGTGTTCGTTGAGCGTAAAGAGGTGCGGACAATCAGGGATAGCACATCGGCTAAGGCGGATCTATTACAGAAGCTCCAGCAAGCTATTAAAGATCAGAAGCGGACGATTGATACAGATGCCATGAGTCTATTAGAAGAGATAAGCTCAAATAGTTTTGACGCAACGCAACAAGAAAAAGATTTAGAGGACAAGGCCCTGGCAGCAGACCCACTCCCTGGTGACCCCCCAATTGAGCAGTCGGATGTGCGTCATATACTACATAGTATTCCACTCAAACAATCACTAGATGAGAATGATTCTCAACAGACCCCCCCTAAAAAGAGTGAAAAGTCAATGAAATCAAAGACATCGCTATCCTCCAACCGTTTGAGGATAGAAAAAGAAGGGGGTGGGGGTACAAATTTAGACGAAAACGACACGATGTCGCATATGGAAACACCCCCCCTTATGAATTCAGTAGAAAAGGGGTAGGGGGGTATGAAATTAACTTCAGGTAAACACAATGAGGCTACTGAGTGGAACAGGCGCAAGTGGGAGAGACTTATGAAGAAGATTAAGAAAGAGATGAAAGAACCCTTATTAGATAAGTTAGCCTTTCTAGAGAAGAAGACTGAGAAGCCTTCCTATATACGATGACTGAGAAACAAGCGATTGTGTATAAGATTATTGAGGAGTGGTGGAAGATGTACGGCTTTGCACCGTCTATGGAAGATGTCATGAAACACACGGGCGATAAAGGTAAGTCCAATATCCACCGAATTTATAAAGTACTCTGCCAATTAGGGCATTGCAAGATGCTCCCTAGACAGGCTAGGAGTATCCGCCCGTCTTATATGAGAGTGAGGGATATTGAATGACTTTTGCCGTGATAATCGCCCTTGGGATGTTAATCAAAGAATATATTGGGAAATATGGATCTCGCAAAAATCATTGAGTCGCTAGACCCTATCGATCAGGACGCCTTCTTAGAGGTGGCTCAGGAGTATTTAAGCTCTTTGACACGGGAAACTGCCCAAAATGACTTCATTACGTTCGCTCATGAGATGTGGCCCGGCTTTATAGACGGACGTCATCATAAGATTATGGCGAAAAAGTTCGAAGAAATCGCCAATGGGACGTGTAAAAGACTGATTATCAATATGCCACCTAGACATACGAAGTCGGAGTTTGCTTCTTACCTCCTGCCTGCGTGGTTTTTGGGTAAATACCCGGACAAAAAGATTATCCAGACCTCCAATACTGCTGAATTAGCGGTCGGATTTGGTCGAAAAGTGCGAAATCTGGTGGGTTCTGAGCAATATGCACGGATATTCCCTGACGTGACTCTGAGGTCAGACTCGAAAGCCGCGGGACGGTGGTCGACTAATGCCAATGGAGAGTACTTTGCGATTGGGGTAGGGGGTACGGTGACAGGTAAAGGAGCCGATCTCTTAATAATTGACGACCCACACTCAGAACAAGAGGCTGCGATTGCGGCGACTAACCCCGAAGTCTACGATAAAGTCTTTGAGTGGTACTCCTCGGGTCCAAGACAACGTCTCCAGCCCGGAGGAGCCATCGTAGTCATTATGACTCGGTGGTCTAAGCGAGACTTAGTGGGGAAGATCCTTAAAAGCTCGATTGAAAGAGAGGGCGAAGAGTGGGAGATTATTGAGTTCCCTGCGATCCTGCCTTCGGGAAATTCTCTCTGGCCTGAGTTCTGGCCGATTAATGAATTACTCGCCCTAAAGACTGAACTTCCTGTATCGAAGTGGAACGCCCAGTATATGCAGTCCCCGACCTCCGAAGCGGGGGCGATGGTCAAACGGGAATGGTGGAAGATTTGGGAGAAAGAAGACCCACCTCGGTGTGAATTTATTATTCAGTCTTGGGATACCGCCTTTACAAAGAACGAGCGGTCGGACTATTCCGCCTGTACGACTTGGGGAGTCTTTTATTTAAATGAAAACCAAGACGATCCAAACATTATTCTCTTAGACGCTTTGAAACAACGGTTAGAATTCCCTGAACTAAAGGCAAAAGCGTTAGAGATGTATAAGGAGTGGGAGCCAGACGCTTTCGTAGTCGAAGCAAAAGCCGCTGGGAGTCCGTTAATTTTTGAATTAAGGAGAATGGGAATTCCAGTCTCAGAGTTTACTCCGACAAGGGGTAATGATAAGATAGCTCGTATGAATTCGGTGACAGACTTATTCTCTTCTGGGAAGGTCTGGGCGCCACCACGTAGGTGGGCTGAAGAAGTCATCGAAGAGATGGCTGCCTTTCCAAATTCAGAACACGATGACTTGGTGGACTCTTCAACCCAAGCATTAATTAGATACAGAAAAGGTGGATTTGTTAGTTTACCCAGCGATGAACCCGATGAACCCATTCACTTTAGACGCAAAGCAGCTTACTACTAGGAACCATCATGATTGAAAAAAGTCTATACCAAGCACCCGTAGGGATTGAGTCGATAGCGGCTCCAGATATCGAGATTGAGATCGAAGATCCAGAGTCAGTCAAGATTGGGATTGACGGTATGGAGATTGAGATAGAACCTGCCGAGCCTTCAGACGAAGACTTTGACGCTAACCTTGCGGAATATATGTCCGAAATCGCCGGGGATTTATTGGGAGACTTTGAAGATGACATCTCTGCCCGTAAAGACTGGATCCAGACCTATGTAGACGGACTAGAACTTCTCGGAATGAAGATTGAGGAACGAACCGAACCTTGGGAAGGAGCCTGTGGTGTCTATCACCCCCTCCTCTCCGAAGCACTCGTCAAGTTCCAAGCCGAGACTATTATGGAGACTTTCCCTGCCGCTGGGCCGGTAAAGACTTTAATTATCGGTAAAGAAACTCAAGAAAAGAAAGACGCAGCGCAACGTGTTCAGGATGATATGAATTATCAACTGACAGACGTGATGACGGAGTACCGCCCTGAGCATGAAAGAATGATTTGGGGATTGGGACTCTCAGGTAACGCCTTTAAGAAAGTCTACTTTGACCCCGCCTTAGACCGCCAAGTGTCGATGTTTATCCCTGCGGAAGACATCGTTGTTCCTTACGGAGCTTCTAGTCTAGAGCAGTCTCCCCGTGTAACCCACGTCATGCGAAAGACTGAGAATGAAGTCAAGAGACTTCAGTTTGCAGGTTTTTACAGGGATGTAGAACTTCAAGAACCTAGTGGAGCTTTAGACGAAGTCGAGAAAAAAATTGCCGAAAAGATGGGTTTTCGGGCGACTTCGGATGACCGCTACAAGCTTTTAGAAATGCACGTAGACCTAGACCTTCCGGGATACGAAGATGAAGAAGACGGAGAAAAGACAGGCATCGCTCTTCCGTATGTCGTAACGATTGAAAAGGGTACGCAGACTATTCTGTCTATCCGTAGAAATTGGAGACCAGAAGATGACACTCATCAAAAAAGAAACCATTTCGTCCATTATGGATACGTTCCAGGCTTTGGTTTTTACTGCTTTGGCCTTATTCACCTTGTCGGTGCTTTTGCTAAGTCTGGTACTTCTCTTATCAGACAACTTGTGGACGCAGGCACATTATCGAATCTGCCAGGTGGCTTTAAAACCCGAGGTTTGCGAGTTAAAGGAGACGACACCCCCATCTCGCCAGGTGAGTTTAGAGACGTAGATGTCCCTTCGGGAGCCATTAAAGACAACTTAATGACGCTTCCTTACAAGGAACCCAGCCAAGTCTTGTATTCCTTGTTAGGCACAATCGTAGAAGAAGGACGAAGATTTGCCTCCGCAGGCGATATGAAGATTGCGGATATGTCAGCCAACGCCCCTGTCGGCACGACTTTAGCAATTCTGGAGAGAACCCTTAAAGTCATGTCTGCGGTGCAGTCCCGTATTCATTACTCAATGAAACAGGAATTAAAACTCTTAAAAGAGATTATTCGAGATTACACACCACCTGACTACAACTATGAACCTGAAGAAGGCAGCCCTCGTGCGAAACAGTCGGACTATGACTTGGTCACAGTCATTCCTGTCAGCGACC